TATTAAGTGAGTCTTTTTCTATTCTTGAGGATGAATATATAGAGGCTTGGAAAAGTTCTCCTGTCAGAGATGAAGAAGGCAGGGAAAAAATCTTTCAAATGATACAAGCACTGAGGAGTGTGAAACAAAATTTGGAAGAGGTGGCCATGACAGGCAAACTTGCAAGTATGCAAATAAATAAAACTGAATAATCTGAGGAGATTAAAAAATGAACGAAGAAACAAGTACCCTTTTAGGATCTGGTGAATCGTTAAATCAAGGTCAAGCTGTTGACCTACTCTTGAATGTTGAAGCCCCTGAAGAGGCAAGCGAAGATACTCAAGAGCCTGTAGCTGAAGAAGTTGAGACAGAGTTTGAAACTGATGAAGCTGAAACATTTGAAGAAGAAACTGAGGAAGATGACGCTGAAGAGCTATCTGATTCTGAAGACGAATCTGATGATGAAGAGTATGATGTTGATCCTAACGAAGTAGAGGAAGAACTTTATACTGTAAAGATTGATGGAGAGGAAAAACAAGTAACTTCTGAAGAGCTTGTCAAATCTTATCAATTAGAACAAGCCGCACAACGTAGGTTGCAGGAAGCCGCAGAGATACGAAAAAACTCTGAAGCAGAAACGCAAGCATTGGCGGCACAACGCGAACAGTACGCTCAAGCCTTGGCGCAAATACAGGCTAGACTTACTGCGGTGAAAGAGCCTCCCAAAGAATACTGGGACAAGCTCTACCAGGAAGACCCTCTTGAGTGGACACGCCAGCGTGATGCTTATCGTGAACGCAAAGATAACGTGGTTAAAGTTCAAGCTGAACAAAATCGCGTAGCTCAAGAGCAGCAACAACAAATGATGCAAGCTCATCAAGAACGATTAGTTCAAGAGCAACAGCGTATGTTGGAGCGTATTCCTGAATGGCGCGATGAAGAAGTTGCTACAAAAGAGAAACAGGCTGTCATTAACTATGCCCAGCGCATAGGTTTTACACCTCAAGAACTTGACGCAGCAAGTGACTCAAGAGCCATCGAAGCCTTACGAAAAGCCTATCTCTATGATGAGTTAATGTCAAAGAGACCAGAGGCTACTAAGAAGGTTAAGAACGCACCAAAAGCAGTCAAATCTGGAACGCCAAAGACTAATAAAGAGCGTAAAACCACTCGCAATAAACAGGCTTTTGAACGCCTAAACAAAACTGGCTCCAAAGAGGATGCCGTAAACTTTTTATTAGAGAGAACTAAATAATGGCTGTACATACTACTACTACTGCTGTTGGCGAGCGCGAAGACCTTGCTGACGTAATCACACGAATTGACCCAACTGAAACTCCTGTATTTTCTGGTCTTAAAAAAGAAACAGGAAGTGGCGTATTTGTCGAATGGCAAGTACAAGAGCTAGCTGCTGCTGCCGCAGACAACGCACAAGCTGAAGGTGTTGACGCTACTTATGACACACCAACTGCAACTGTTCGTTTGGGCAACTATATGCAGATTTCGCAAAAAGATGCGTCTGTATCTGGTACGCTTGATGCCGTTGACAAAGCTGGCCGTGCAAAAGAAGTTGCATACCAAAAAGTCCTTAAAGGTCTTGAGCTTCGCCGTGACATCGAATTGAACCTTACGACTCCTGTTGCTCGTGATGGTTCTTCAACTCGTAAAGCTGGCTCACTTGCAAGCTGGATCACCAACGCAGATATTGCTGGTGACGAAACTGCCTTCAATGCTGGTGTTGGTCTTGGTACGCACATTCCATCTGACGATGGTACAGATCGTACATTGACACTTGCAATGATCGACAACGCTATGCAAGCTGCATACACAGATGGCGGTCAGCCAAATATGCTACTTGTGTCTCCTACCAAAAAAGCTGCCTTCAGTGACTTGAATGGTGGCTCTGTTGCAACGAACCAAATCAACTATACTGCTCCTCGTGAAGCCGCTATCGTTGGTTCTGTTTCTTTGTATCTTTCTGACTTTGGTCAGCTAGACGTAGCAATTGATCGCTTCACACCTAGTGATCGCGTTTACTTGCTTGACACAGACTATGCTTCGATCTGCACATTGCCTGGTCGTAACTTTGACGTTCAGTCTCTTGCAAAAACTGGTGATGCGGAGAAATTCCAAATCATCACTGAGTGGACACTAAAAGTATCTGCTCCAAAAGCACACGGTGCTGTTTACAACCTTTCGTAGTTTGTAACTCACCTTGAACTAGGGGAGGTGGGTCTTGATTGGCCTACCTCCTTTTTCATAGAGGAGAATGATATGTCTAAAAGATTGGTAAAGGTAGATCCGCTTACAGGCTCAGAAACCTGGTGTCATATGGACGTTGATGGTGGATTTGTATTTGAAACTAAACAAAATGTTGATGCCCTGATAAAGTCCAACAGGGAAAAGGCTAATGACTACAGGAAAAACGCATTAATTGGTAATACTCAAAATCACCAACAACACGTTGCAGATATACCCAATGCACTGTATCATCAGCTAGTAGAAAAATTAGGCAGACCAAAAGACAACCCTAAAGGTTGGAAGCAATGGTTAAATGAGCCTGATAATCGTTTATTTAGAACTGGTGGTGGAAATATATAATGGCTATTGGAACGTACTCTGAACTACAGTCTTCTATTGCTAGTTTTCTTGCTAGAGATGATTTAACCACACAAATACCTGATTTTATCTCATTGGCTGAAGCTCGTATGAGCAGGGAGTTAGAGGCGCGTTCTCAGGAAAAAAGAGCTACCGCATCTATCACATCTGGAGACTCATTTGTTTCGTTGCCAACAGACCTGCGCTCTGTACGTTTGGTAAAATTAAACATTAACCCCATCGAGGTTCTTGAGTATTACACCCCAATTAAGCTAGATGAAAAGTATTCTAGTGCAGGTGGTCGCCCAAGAGCTTATACAGTTATTGGTGGGGAGATTAAGTTTGCCCCAGTGCCTGATGCAGATTACACGGCTGAGATTGTTTACAGTGAGGGTACACCTGCATTATCTGACACGAATACTACAAACACAATTTTAACTCGTCATCCAGACGCTTATTTGTATGGGTCTCTAGCTGCTGCAAGTGTCTATCTTTTAGACGATCAGAAAACTGGTTTATATGAACAGCTTTTTGGTAGAGCTATTGAAGAGATTAAAAGAGAAGAGCAACGTGGCAAACACGCAGGTAGTGGCCTGTTTATGAAATCTGACTATGGAGAATACCTATGAGTGCAATGAGTGATTATCTGGAAAACAAATTTCTGGATCATTTTTTAGGAACAACTAGCACATCTGCTCCTGCGGCTGTGTATCTTAGCCTTCACACCACATCACCAACTGATGATGGAAGCGGTGCTGAGTTAAGTGGTAGTGGATATACACGTCAAGCTATTTCATTTGGATCTGCTTCTAGCTCAGTAGCCAGCAACGATGCGGCTGTAGAGTTTTCAGCCGCGACTGGTGACTGGGGAACTATTACGCATATTGGTGTGTGGGATGCCTCAACCAGTGGCAATCTGTTGTTCCACGGGGCATTAACCGCATCTAAAACTATTGCAACTGGAGACATCTTCAAGGTTGCAGTTGGCGGTGTTGACATTACTGCGGCCTAATTATGGCTGAGATTGTAGGGCCAACTTTAGAACAACTAGATAACTGGGGGACTATCGACTCCCTGCCCTACAGCCTTGACAATCCCATCTGGGAAACTGCGGCTTTACGCGAAGGTGAGTCTACGCCATCGACTAGCGCGTCTGTAACGTCTGAAGGTGTTAGGATACGTTTAGGTGCATCTTCTATTTCTGCATCTGCTTCTTTATCATCTACAGGAATAAGAATACAGGTAGGGGCTTCACAGCCATCTACTAGCGCGTCCGTAACCTCTCAGGGTGTGCGAGTACAGTTTGGTGAATCAAACGTCCCCACAACGGCTTCTGTGGCCTCTGAGGGCATAAGGATACAGTTTGGGTCTTCTATGGTGGTTGGCCCAGCGTCTCTGACTGCTGAGGGTATCATAGTTATACTGGGTGCTGCTTCATTAGACTCTAGCGCAGACATGGTATCCGCAGGTAACTATGAGGTTGTGGCTCAGTCTGTTGTTAGCTCGTCTGCACAAATTTTAGGCACTGGAGAGATATTAGGGGAGAAATGGTCTGTTGTTGCTGAGGAAAATGAAGTATGGTCTGAAGTATCTGCTGGCGATGAAACATGGTCTGATATTGCATCTGGAGATGAGGTTTGGTCTGTTATTTCTATAGGTAATGAAAGCTGGACACAGGTAGGTGTTAGCGATGGAAGTTGGAATACACAATGATAAAATTTGGCGAGTTTTTTCCAGATCAATCTGATCTTAACAATCCTGGCACTACTGTTGCTACAAACGTAATACCTGCGGCAACTGGTTATACAAGCATACAGGGGCTGTCACCTATTAGCGGTGCAGCAGATGAAAAGATTGTAAGTATGTTTGCCGCTAAAGATGACGATGGAAACTTTGCTTTATATGCGGCAGATAGAACAAAAATATACAAACTTGATACTACTGATAGCTCATTAGTCAATGAAAGCAAATCAGGAAATTACTCTACAGATGTAAACGACAAGTGGCGTTTTGTTCAATTTGGTGAAAATGTAATTGCCACTAACTTTGCTGATCCCATACAAACCAAAATAGCTGCATCTGGCGGTTTGTTTGCTGACCTTTCTGCTGACGCGCCAAAAGCTAAATACATTGCTGTGGTTCGTGATTTTGTTTTTACTGGTTACACTAATGATGCAACTGATGGAAACAAACCCTATCGTGTACGCTGGTCTGCAATTAACGATCATACAAGTTGGGCGGTTGATCCAACTACTCAGGCTGACTTTCAAGACATTGCTGACATGGGGAATGTTACAGGTGTGGTTGGCGGTGAGTACGCAACCATTTTACTTGAAAAAGGTATTGTTAGAGGGTCTTATATTGGCTCTCCTCTTATATTTCAGTTTGACAAGGTAGAAACCAATAGAGGTTGCAAAGTTCCTAACAGTGTATGCAATGTTGGTCACAATGTATTTTATCTTTCAGACGATGGTTTCTATATGTTTGATGGTCAATCTTCAAAAGCTATTGGAGCAGAAAAAGTAAACAAATTCTTTTTAGATGACTTTAATAGTGGTTTTTCTCAAAATATGAGTGCCTCTGCGGACCCGCTTAATCAAATAGTTGTGTGGTCTTATCCTAGTAGGGAGTCTATAAATGGAACGCCTGATAAACTTCTTATATACAGTTACACGCTTGACAGGTGGTCTACTGCGGAAGTTGTTGCGGATAGCATTTCACCTTTATATAGTTCTGGCTACACTCTTGAAAATCTTGACAATATTAACTCTAGTATTGATTCTCTTCCTGCTTCTTTGGATTCTGCCCTTTATAGAGGTGGTGAGTTCTTTTTTGCCGCATCAAAAGATAAAAAAGTTCAATCGTTTACTGGTGACACATTGTCCGCAACCATTGAAACTGCTGAGTTTGAAGTTTCCGCTGGGTTTAACTCAGTTATCAGGAATA